AACCTCTTTGCTCTTTATTAGCTATAGCTAAAACTTTTTGATATACTGTATCTATACTTACTGCCATAATTTATTTTTTTGTAGTTTGCAGTCGCCCCGTAGAGCGACCGCTCCTACAGTTTGATTAATTTAATCGTTTTTCTATACTATTGTATATTTCCATACCTTCATCAGTTTTAAACCAATGTGCTAAAGCTGTGTATGGATGCTCGTCAAAAGGAACGTTCATTAGTTTTCTTTTGTTAGAAGCCCAAGTAAATGTTCTTTGATCTTGAGATAATTTTAATATACCCATTTCAGTAGCTTTTATACCAAAGTTTCTAAGCTGAACATTATCATCATTAGCTAATTCTAAGAACAGACTAGGATTGTTTCTAGCAAATACAAGCAAATCTCTTTTAAGCTCTTTAGAACTCATCTTAGTGACTCCAGAGCCTTGCTCTACACGTAATATAGCTTCAGCCATATCAACATCCATGTTTCTAGCAGCTATTATTGCATCTGCTTCTAGTTCTAAAATTTCTATTTCATTACTAGCATTAATTTCTGGTTTCCACTCTTGATAAATTACATCTTTTTGTGGGTGATATAAAGACAAAAGTTTTTGTAAAACAGTTTTTTCTCTATTAACGTGTAATGCTCCGTTTCTAAAAATTATATGTGACAATCTTTGATCACCTTTCATTTCATCTACAAAAGGAGTTCTTTGGTTTTCACAATACTTTAACTCTCTTTCATAACCTTTACTTTCGTCAAACCAAAATATATTAGCTGATCTAACCATTTGAGATAAAGGTTTTTTACTTCCTTTAATATAGTAAACTCTATCTTTAATTTCCCAACCATCTTCACTTTTTTTGTAAGAAGGTTCTTTTCTTTTTGGTTTTACATCTTCTAAAACCGGTGCAACAGTTTCTACAACTGCTACTTTTTCTACGTGCTCATCTCCAGGATCTCCTGCGTAAGCTTTTTTTGTTTTTTTAGCCATAATATAATATAATATAAATTAATAAAAAATAAAAGCACCGAGGCCGAAGCCCCGGTTCTTTTAAAGTTTGTGCTTATTTCATTAACATGAAATTGTTAGCACCTTGTGTAATTAAACATCTTTCTGTTAAGAAATGCATTTGCATTGCGTCTAAAGCAGATGTAGCAGCACCAACAGAACCAGTAACCCAAGACTTCATTCTTCGGTCATCAGTTTGTGAAGCTCTATATCTAACATGTAAGAAAGGTCTCTTCATACTTTGTCCAACAGTTTGATCGTAAACTGAAGAAGTTCCAGCAGGAATAATAACCCCTCTAATTGCAGCAGATGTAGCAGCAGCGTTAATACCACCTCTTGTAGCTAGATCATTTAAGTATCTAAAGTCAGACTTGTAGAAGTCATAAGAACCTCTTCTGAAACCAGAGAAACCTAAGTTTAATGCCATATCTTCAGAGTTGTTAAATACTCCGTAAGAAGTACCACCAGCACCGTAAGAATTCATTGCAGCCAACATATCGTCCATTGCAAGAGACGTAGCTCTATTTACAAACATCATGTTTTCTTCAATAGCACCTTGCTTATCAAATTCAGCTAATATAGCGTCAAATTCAGCTAAGTCAGTAGAAGCGTTTACACCTGTAACACCAGAAGTAACGTTTCCTCTATCAGTAATTGCATCAAATAAACCTTGAGTACCTACACCTGCATCAGCAGAAGCACCTAAAGTAGTATCAACAACTGTTGAGTTTGAACCTCTAACACTTTCAAGCATTGCCATTTCAACGTAATCGTTAAATCTAGCTCTTGTATCAGCTTCAGCTTTTAAGTACCATAAGTAACCGTTAGCTCCATTTTCAGCAGAAATCTCTACCCAACCAATTCTAGAAGCATCAGATCCTGAAACTTCGTAGTAATCTTTCATGATAATAGGCTTGTTAGTAAAAGTTTTAAATGTTGCTTCGTTAGCTGGAGTACGAGAATCAGCAGCAGCACCGTTACCATCAAGGTAAGATGTTCCTTTTGCGTATTCAGAACCTACAACTAGTAAAGTTGATCCTGAAGCTGTAGTAGCGTGTCCAGTTAAATCAGCTTTGTTGTAAGGCTCAACTTGTATCTCAGCTGTGTTAGCATCTACAACTAAACATTGTGTAACGATACCAGCACTTGCAATAAGTACAATATCATTTGTTCTAACACCGTGGTTAGCCACGATAAAATCGCCTGCGCTTGTACCAACGTTTCCGTCAATATCAGAAGTTACAGTAAATGTACCGTTTGTAGATCCAGATACAGCTACTGTACCTTTTACTGAGATGTGTAATCTTGATTGCTCAGACCATACCACTTGATCAGCGGTCATAGCCTCTTCAGCCCCAACTTGTGATAAGAAACCTGCAATAGTTCTCGGTCCGAAAACTTCAGCTTCTTTTTCCATTAGGTCTGGTACGTATTGTTGACCCCATCCAGCGTTGTCAGCTGATGAAAGGTCTAGGTAATTTGTAGATAGTGTTTGCTTCTGTGAAGAAGGCACACTATTCAAATTAGTTCCTGCAGTAATACTCATAATTTTGTTTTTTTAAATTTATTATTTATTTTTGTTTTTAATTTTAAACTTAAAGTTAGGAGAATTATCATCACTAAGTACTCTTACTTTTGGCCCGCTAGTATTATCGTTTGAAAACGATTGTCTAGGATCCATACTTACATTTTTGGCTTTTGCAACACTATCTTTCATAGCGTCTGCTTTACCTTGTTCGTAAAAGTGATTAGCAATAGCATCGGGATTCATTGCTGTAAATAAAGACTTATGATAACCTTTAGCATCTGACATTTCATTTTTTTCATTCAAGAACTTCTTGACAAAATTATTAATGTCGCCTTGTGTATCTTTGATCTCGTTAGCATTTTTCACATTAAACCTATACCTCTTATCTCCGACGTTGTATTCAAAACCTTTGAATTTATCGTTAAAAACCTCTTTAGTTTTTAATTTAAAAGTGTTAGTTTGTTTTTCTGCTATTTTTTGAGTTTCTTCCGACTCTTTGTTATACCTATTAAAAAAGTTTACAGCTTTTTGTTGTTCGGTAGTTAACCTAGAACCAGCTTTAACCTCTTCATAGTATTTAGACTTTTGCCCGTCTAAGTGGCTTTTAGCACTGGCAACTTGCTCTTTTAGCGCTATTTTTTTCTTTTTAATATCTCTATCCTCGTCTTCGTCTTCGTCATAAGAAAACGAATCATCTATTAAAAACTCAATTTCATCAGATGTTAAGTGAGATTTTGTTTGTTTATAGTACTCTCTAAGTACTGTCATGTCGTCATAACTAGAAAAATCTTGGTTAAGACGTACGTAGTCTTCTAATGTACCACCAGTTTCTTCCATAAAATCTACAACTTTTTGTAAATTTTCAGGTAAAGCTTTTCCAGTTTCTTGAGCTTCAGCTACAGCTTCTTGAACTTCATCAGCTAGTTCTTCTGTTTGCTCTACAACTTCTTCTTCAGTTATTTCTTCTAATACTGGAGTTTCTTCTTGTGCTTGCTCTTCCGGTTGTACTTCTTCTTGTTTTTCTGTGGATTCGGCATTATCAAGCTCTGTAACCACTCCCTCGTCGACAGGGTTATCTTCTTTAACTTCATTTTCTTCTTTTGGTGTTAGGGGTTTGTCTAAATTTACTTTAACAATGTTATCGTCTTCTTTTTTGTTTTTAAGACTAACTTTTGTTGTGTTGTCTTCAGTAGCCTTTTCTACTACTTCTTTTGTTTTCTTTTTTGCCATAATATAATATAATAATAGTTAATAATTTTTATCTTGGATCAAAAGATCCTAAATCAAATCCCCCACCTAGTATATCATTACCTGCAGACTCAAAGTTTTTAGGTGGTTTTTGATTATTTCTTTGATCAATCATCTCGCTTTGTTGAGTTGCTTGAATTTTTGTTCTTTCGTCTTTACGATCTTCTTTTTCTTTTTCTTTAGTTTTAACAACCTCAGCTTCCATAGACTTAATCTGCATGTTCATTTGAAACTCTAACTGCATTAACTCTTTTTTGTACTGAACTTCTTGAGCTTGCTTTTGAGCTTCTAATTGAGCTTTCATTTGTTCAAGCTGAGCTTCTGCTTGTGCTTTAGCTTGTTCTTTTTGAACTTCAAGCTGTGCAGACGCTTGCTGAGCTTGTATATTAGCTTGCGACTGAGCTTGTATGTTTTGTTGTTGCATTTGTTGATCTTTAGCTAATTTCTTTTCTCTACGTAACTTTAAAAGTTGATTAGCTAACTTTATGTTTTTAATATCCCTAAGATCAATAGCATCTGCAAGCTCAATCATTTGTTGTTGCAACGCCATTTGAATATTGTTTTCAAGCATAGCTTTTTCTTCATCATCAGGTGTAAGCTCTATAAATATACCAAAATCGTACAAGTGTAACTCACTCATTTCTTCTAACGTAGCAACGTTGTGAGAACCTATAGCTTGTATAAAAGCATCTTTTGTTGGAGAATATTCTATTATATCAGATATTCTAAGAGATAAGCACTCTGCAACTTCAGAAGTTAAAAACAAACCAGATTGTAGTATATGCCTTGTTGCTGTATTACTATTTGCTGCGGCTAATTTCTGCACACCAACTAATGCGTTTTTATCTGGCATACTACCATCTCTAGCTTCGTTAAGCCCGGTAGTATCTCTAATCATTTGTAAATAGTAATTGTATGTTCCAATAAGACTTTGCATTTTCTGTCCACCAGAACCTGATTGTATTTCTTGAATAGGTACTT